GTCGATGTCCGCCTCGTTGTTGAGGGCCGCTTCGCGGACGCCGGACCCGGCGGGCATGTACTCGTCGACCTCGTGCCAGACCGCCTGAGCGATCCGCTCGGGCGTGTCGTACTTGATGCCCAGACGCTTGCGGTACGCCCGTCCAGCGGGCGTGGAGACCAACCAGCGGGCCATGTCGTCGGCGCTCGCGCCCTTGACGGCCTGGACGGCCAGATCGTCCTGCATGATCTGGTGGTTGATCGCCTTGTGCCAGGAGTCGACGAACAACTTCTCCGTGCCCGGGTAGGAGATCGGGGCCGCAGCCTTGGTGTTGTACGACTTCTGCAAGTTGCTGTGGACGATCTGCTTGTTCCGCTGGAGCAAGGTCCTCAGCGAGTCGTCAGAAGAGATCATCTTCATGTAGTACTCGCCACGTTCGCCCGCCAGGGCCGCGGGCAGCTGGATACCGCCCGCGGAGACGGGCTTGTTCAGCTGCGAGTGCTGGCGGAAGCCCTTCTTGCGCGCCTCCGCCGCCTTCTTGACCTCCGCGAGCTGGCCTTCACGGCCGGCCAGGAGTTCGTCCATCTGCTCCTGGAGCTGGCCCAGGCGCTCACGCCGGGCGGGCGAGTGCGTCTCCAGGCGCTTCTCCGCCAGCTTGACCTGAGCGTCCAGCTTGTCGGCCAGCTTGGTCATCGCCGCGTACTTCACCGGGTCCGCGGCCTGATCCATGGTCGCCAGGGTGTTGCGGGCCTTGGTGGCCCGTGAGCGGGCCTTCCCGAGGTCCGTGCGATACACGGCACTGGCCCGGTCCAGGCTGGTCTGGATCCGGTCCACGTCGGGCTTCAGAGCCGCGATCTCCTCGTCCGCGTACTTCAGGCCCTGCTTCGCCGTCGCCTCGGCGCCCTCGTAGTAGGCCGCCCGCTTGAACTGGAACAGATTCGTCGCCAGGTTCTTCACGCCGTACCCGGTGCGAGCGGCCATGGTGGCCGCGCCCAGGCGGGCCGTCTGGCCCAGGAGGTCGTCCGACAGCACGCGGGGGATGTAGCCCAGGCGGAAGAGCGTGGCGAACTTCCACAGGTGGCTGGTGTAGTCCAGGCCGTCGGTCAGCCAGTCCGGGTTGCCCAGACGCGACGTGCGCAGCGCCTTCAGGGCGCTGCCGTTGCGGGCCAGCACCTTGTCCAGCGCGTTGAGGTCGATCAGGATCTGGTCGTTCGCCAGCTTGGTGACCATGTTCGGATGAATGACCAGCCGGCCGTCGTGGCCGGCGAAGATGTCCACGCTCTGCTTCTCATTGCCGAAGTTCGCGCCGGAGTAGCGGCGCAGCTCCTCCTGGCCGCGCGTCAGGTTGGCCCGGTACTCCTGGTACAGGGCCGTGGCCTCTTCGCTGGTGAACCCATGCTTTTCCGCGACCTTCTTCACGCCCAGACCCTGGATCTCCTCCAGGGAGGCCATGCGCTCGCCCTCGGTCGTGGTCTTGAGGTAGCCGTTCAGCAGGCTCTCGCGGATATCCGGGCCAATGCCCGGGATGCGGGAGATGTGCCCGCGCACCTCGGCGATGGCCTCGGGGTGCAGATCGTCGATGGCCACCATCCCGTTGGGATGCGCCTCGCTGAAGCCCCGGATCATCGTCGCGCTGGAGCCGAACATGTCGTTGGCGTAGATACGCGTCTTGGCCAGGCCCGAAGCCTTGGCCGCCGTGCCGGAGTTGGACACGGTCCCCATCGCGGGGCCGGTCCTGTAGGCCTTCTGGTTCCCCGTGCGGGCGTAGGCCCGGCTGCCCGAGTACCTCGTCAGGTTCAGCGCGTCAAGCTCGGCGTAGTGGTCGAGCGTCGCGCCGTAGCGGGCGGCGAGGTCCTCGTCAGCGGCGATCTGCGTGCGGAGCTGATCAGCGCGCCGCTGGACCATGCTCTCCAGGTTCGGCATGTTCAGAGCCCGCGCCCGTGGCAGCAGGTCCACTTCGATGTTGGCCAGGCGCGAGGTGTCCTGGTCCATGCGCAGCGAGGCCGCGGCGTTGGCATCCTGGAGCTTCGCCCGGGCGGAGACGTCCCCCATGGTCGTACGCAGGAAGAGGGACACCTCCTCCGGGCTCTTCAGCTGCGAGATGATGCCGCCGGCCCGAGGGCCCAGAGCCGACTTCTTGAACATGCTCAGGTTGTTGATGAGCGCCGGGTTGTCCTTGTTGTTCCAGATGAACTCTTGAGCCCTCGCCATACGCGAGCTGTTCATCAGCTTGTCGATGTCGCTGCCCGACCAGCCTGCGGCCGGACGGGGTGTAACCACGTACTTCGTACGGGCGGCGCCCACAACCTTGCCGGCCAGGACCGTGGGGTCCAGCCACCAGCGAGCCGCGAAGTCGGTGGCCCCGCTCGCGTACTTGAAGAAGGTGCTGTCGCGCCGCATCTGCTCCACGGCGCGGTTGCCGATGACCGGCGCCCCGGCCTCTTGCAGCAGCTTCTGCTGCTCGTCCTCGTCGAGCGACTTCCAGTCGGACGGCAGGTACGCCGCCGGAGGCGTCGCGTACAGCTTGCGGTCCTTCAGGATGTCCTCGACCTCACCGTGGTCGGCCCAGAAGGCCTGACCGGGCGAGACGTTGTTCGCGACGTGCCACGCCTTGGCCCAGGCAGACGCGCTCAGCAGGTCGCTCACGTGGCCGTTCTCGGCGTGCGTGCCCGCCAGCAGGAAGGTCGACATGGGCTGGGAGACGCCGTTGTCGTACAGCCACGCCATGCCGTGCATGGCCTTCTCCAGCGGCACCGAGCCGGGAGAGAGCACGTTCTTGTCGATGAACTGACCCGTGCCGGACTTGCCCACGTCCTTCTCGTCGCCCATCGCCCAGGTCAGACCCTGGTTGATGTACGTGCCGAGAACCGGGACAGCTATCGAGCCGTCCCGGACGTTCTTCAAGAAGTCACCGAAGTCCGACACTCAGCCCTCCGAGCCGAAGGACATCTCCGAGGGGTAGACGTCAATGGGCGTCTTGGCGGCCTGGAGGCCGAAGGCGAGGTCGTAGCCGACGTGATTCGCGTTCGGGCCGTCCATGGCCATGTCGTAGGCCAGGGCAGGCGTCTCGTCGAAGAAGCCCAGGTAGTTGCCGAGCTGTGTCCACCAGTCCATCAGGCGAGCCCCTTCAAGGTGCGGACCAGGTTGCGGGCCGCCTTCGAGCTGCCCGGCTGGTTGGCCATGTGCTCGAAGGTGGGCAGGTACATCACCAGACGGCGCAAGTCCTGGTCCGGTGCGTTGGGAAGGCCCAGGGCCTCCAGGCCCGGACCCTCGCCCGAAGGTGCGCCGGCCGTGACCGGCGTGTCCGGCATCTGCGTGGGGGCGTCGAGGCCCACCACGTTCGCGCTGACGTCCGCAGCAGGCTGCGGGGCGCCCACGTCCCCGCCCGGGGACGCCGACAGCGGTGCCGCCTGCTGCATCTGGTCCAGCGCCTGACGGTCGCCGTACGCGCCCCCCGAGGGGGTGCGGATGGGCTGCCCCGGTCCGCCGTCGGTGCGCTTCGAGAGCGCACCCGGCCCGCTGACGGGGGCCGGGTTGCCCGGCTGTCGGTATCCGCCGCGGGCCATGGGTCAGTGCGCCTTGTTCTTGTCGTTGGAGCCGGTGGTGGGGTGGCCCGGCAGCAGGGACGTGGTGTTCCAGCCCACGACGTTCGGCGTCACGGTGTTGCCGTCCGTGTCGCCGCTGTTCTCGCCCTGCATGGGCTGCTGCGTGTTCGGGCTCTCCATGCCGCCCTTGAGGTGCGCCATGGGCTGGCTGCCGCCCTCGTGGAACGGGTCGCCCGCGAATCCTTCGGACATGGTCACTTCTCCTTCTTGTGTCCAGCGGCGCAGTACTTGGGCTTGGCACCCTTGCCTGACCACTCCTTCTTGGGCTCCGAGCACCCGTCGTGCTCGCAGAGCGAGCCCGTGAAGTCGGGCTCGACCAGGTTCCTGGCGTGGGTGCGCAGGATCTCGGCGCAGCCGATGTAGTGGCCGTCATCCCGGCCACACGTCTTGCACGTCATACCGGGACGCTCCTCTTGACTGATGCGGATGCGGTGGGCTTTCCACTGCTGGTGAGCCCGGCGAGCAGGCTCATGACGTCGGCTTGGCCGCCGGGGCCCATCTGGGCCTGGCCGGGTGCCACGCCGGGCGGCAGCCCGGGGCCCTGGCCCTCTCCAGGGCCACCGGGCATGCCAGGAGGCCCGCCCGCGGACGTGGGGGACGCGGGCTGGGGCTCCGGCTGGAAGGCCTTCAGGATCGCCTCGTGCATGGGCATGCGCTCACGCAGTTCGATCACCTTGGCGGCCTGGGTCAGGATCATCGTCGGGTCCATGCCCTGCTGGGCCATGATCCCCATGGAGCTGAGCAGGCTGAACACGCCCTGCTTCAGGGCGTCGGTGGTCTGCTCCTTGTCGACCTCGGCCTGGAGCGAGGCCACGTCCACGTCCATGGGGAGCTGACGCTGGACGAAGTCCCGGCTGACGAGCTGGTCGCCGCGAAGCTGGAGCAGGAAGATCAGGGCCTGGTTCGGGTTCATCCCGCTGGCGAAGCCGTAGCTCACGCTCACGCGGTAGTTGCCGTTGATGTCCTTCGAGGGGGTGTACGACTCCTCGAAGGGCGTGCCGTTGATGACGCCCGAGATGGACTTTTTCTGGTTCGGCCAGAACTTCTCGTCCATCTCGAAGGCCAGCTCCAGCGCGCGCTCCAGCGCGTCGCCGATGATGAGCTGGCCCGTGGCCACCTGGATGTCGTAGCCGCCGTTGAGGGCGTCCACACCCCGGCCGGTGATGATCGAAGCGTCCACGTCACCCGTGGCGCTGGCCGGCGTACGCGTGCCCTTCGCGACCTCGGCGGCCAGAAGGGCGTCCTGCTGCCATGCCGCCTGGGGCATGTCCGTGCCGACCCTGCGGATCTTCTCCGGGAAATTGGTCCGGATCACCGCGTCATCCCCGAAGGGAATCTTCTGCACGTCGGTCGGGATGGCCAGCGGAGCGCGCACGGTCTGCTGCGTGGCCTGGAGGCCCAACATTGCGACTCGGTTACGGGCCAGCATCGGCCAGATAACGTCGTCGTACTGACCGCGGTCCTGGTCGTCCCAACTGGGCTTACGGCCCACGGCGACGGGGACCTTGCCGAAGTGGTTCTCGGTCTCCATCAGGACGAGGTTCTTGCGCTCCGGCATGTAGAGCACGTAGCTCTGCGCGTCGCAGAACTTCACCAGCTCCAGCTCGGTGTCCCCCGTGGTCTGGCGCCCGAAGGGCTGGTCCTCCCCGAGGATCGCCGTGCGGAACTCGGGGAACTTCGCCGCGAGCTTGCGGGCGCTCTCGCGCCAGACCTTCGTGTACGAGCGCACGTGGCCGCTCAGGTCGTACTCGACGTAGCTCTTCATCGGGCTGTCGATCCGCAGATGCGGCCGGCCCGCCCGGAAGTCGGGCTCCACGACGATCGGCATAGACCCGTAGGTCAGGTACCAGTCGCAGCCCGTCGGCATCTGCCGCTTCAGGCCCGAGTCGATGATGTACGAGTAGGCGATCTTCGTCCGCTTGGCGACGGACTTCTTCTGGCGCTCGGAAGTCACCACGCCAGGGGCACAGTTCAGCGACGGCAGCGGCGCGAGGTTCTCCGCCAGCTGCCGCGCGTTGGTGTCCAGGATGTTGGCCGTGATGGGCCGCGGCCACGCGTCCGGCATGGACCCCGGCGCGATGTTGTCGATCTTCTGCGCGCGGGCGTCGTAGACGGTCTGATGCCGGGCGTCCCGCTCCTGGGCGTCACGGCGCAGCGCCTCTACCCGGCGTGCGATCTGATCGATTGTCGCCATGACCACCTCCTGCGGGGGCGAAATGTACGGCCTGGACTGCTACTTCTGCGTGCTGAGCATCAGGACGCGGCCCAGTAGGGGCCGGAGGCCACGCGGTGCAGGAGCCGGACGGGGCTCCCGTCGGGGGTGATGGCCCTGGCCTGGAACCACAGCTTCCTGCCCGCGGGGACCGGAACGGAGTGACTGAACTGGTGGCCACCGCCGCCGCGCTTGTCGACGACGAGGTAGTTCGAGGGCGCGGTCCCGTCCAGGTTGGTCAGGAAAAACGCGCCCTGGATCTTGGTGTCCGCGCTGGTCGCGGTGTCGAAGTACAGGTGTGCGGTGATGTCCAGGGCCGCTATCGGCCCGGCGAGCAAGGCCCCTTCATCCTCGAAGGCGAGGGGGGTCCACTCGCTGGTCAGCGAGTAGTCGAGCGGGTTGGACTCGTTGAGAACGCTGGGCACGTCGGACTCCTTCGGAGGTGGCGGGGGCGTGGTCACAGCGATGAACTGGGGCCAGGAGCCCGGGTCTTGGTGATCGTTTTCAGGGACCTGGCTATGGGCGTACCACCCGCCACGGGTCTCCCACACGCTCTCGGAGCGGTGCGGCTCGAAGGAGACCGGCCGGCCCATGGGCCAGGTGTCCAGGACGCCCCAGGAGCGCGTCCAGGCGTTCAGCTCCGCCCACCCCTTGCAGGGCGTGTCGGCCAGCGTGGCGTAGACCTTGCCGTCCACCACGCAGTACGGGAAGAACAAGGCCTCCACCTGGATCACGACCGAACCCGCACGGTTGGTGCGGGTCCCGCCGGCCTGGTCCACCAGGGACTTGCTGCGGCAGTTCGCCGGGACGAACTGCGTGACCTCGCCTGTGAACGGGTTCCAGAGCAGGTGGGGCGCGACGGCCTGGCCGTCGGGGTTCCTGCCGAAGTAGTCGACGAGGTTCTCGTAGGACACGAGCGCGGCCGGCTTGGCCGCGGTCGCGTTGCGGTCCCAGGTGATGTGGGCAATGGCCTTGGCAGGCCCGCCGTCGGTCGGCTGATGATCGCCGATGTCCAGCCGGGTCGCCCCCGGCATCCAGAGGTCGGCCATCTACTCGCCCTCCTCGGGCCACATGGGCAGGTTCTCCGCGACCTCGTTGGGCGCGAGGCCCTCGATGCCGGTGATGCGGTCACGCAGGGTCCAGGTCTCTTCGTCGAACGGTGCGACTCGGTACCACTCGTGCTCGGGCTGCTCGTCGGCCACTTCTCTCCTCAGATCTCCATGAAGCCCAGCACCCAGAGGTTGCCGTTCGTGGCAACCACGGTGGCCGGGTCGAGGGGCGCCGAGCCTGCGGCGCCCGAGTGCAGGTAGATGAAGCTGTGGTCCAGGCCCACTGAAGCCCCGCAGCGCAGGGCGCTCTTGGCGAAGGTCTCGTCGACCGTGACCGTCAGGGAGGACACCTGGACGGCGCCCACGGCGTGCAGGATCTCCAGGTACGTCGGGTGCTCGACCACGCCCGTGATGCCAGAGGGCTCGTGGGCGGCGTCGTTGATGAGACCCCAGCCGCTGCCCGTGTTGCGCAGCGCGCAGGACAGCAGCGCGAGGCGCTGGCCAGCCTCCGTTACCAGAACGTGATTCGTCACCAGCGCAAGCTCCCGTCCCACGCTCCGGCGCCCTGCTGCTGCAAGGCGAAGTCGATGTCCACGACCATCTGTCCGGACGCGTCGCGCTCCGAGGTGAACTCGGAGTTGTTCGTGTGCCAGCCGCTGTAGTCGCTGACCATCAGCTCGCGGCAGCGGATCTCGGCGAACCAGAAGGCCATGACGCAGTCCGTCAAACCCTTGGTCTCGGGGAACCACGAGCACAGTTGCTCGATGAAGGCGCGCACGCCCTCGCTCTTGGTCTGCGACGGCAGACGGATCAGGTTGCGGCCGTCCCGCCATCCCTCGAAGAGGGTGGCCATGGAGGCGACGCCGAAGTCACTGTCCCACTTGTTCGAGTTGGTGTGGTGCGGGCTGATCAGGCAGCCCCGGGCCGACAAGAAGGTACGGATCAGCGCGTCCTGCGTGATGGACGCCTGGTAGGCGTTCTTCTCGACCCTCCACTCGACGATGCCGTAGCGCTCGGTCAGGCGCTCCATCTCGGAGCGCATCTCGTGCGGCGGCATGCCGCGGCGGTTGACGACGTCCAGCACCCACCGCACTCCGGTGCGGCGGTCGATGCCCACCACCACCATGGCCGTGCAGCCGGCTGCGGCCGGGTCCAGTCCGGCCACGACCATGAGGCCGTCCATGCCGTGCTTGCGGTGCTGAGGCACCCCGTCGACCATGCGGCCCGGATAGCGGGCCCGGTCTATGCAGCCCTGCACGTCGGCCTGCTTGAAGACCGCGTCGTCGGCCACCTGGTCCTGCATGTAGACCATGGACCAGTTCCGCGGCGTCATCTTGCGCCGCTTGCGGGCGAGGGCCTCACCGTGCCACATGGGCCACAGGCCGTTCTTCGGCCAGCCCTCGGACTCCGCGGTCTTGCGCGCCTGGATGGTCACGGGCGGCCGGTTGGTCGCCGGCCACATCGTCACCCAGTCCTTCGGGTCCTCGGCGAAGTCGAGGACGGCCGGCTGGGTCAGGTACGTCCAGGGCGAGTTGCCCTCGCTGTAGTACTGCGGCTTGAGGATCTCGGAGTACAGGTCCACGGTCGCCATGCGAGTGCCGATGAGCAGCATCCGCCCGCCGACGTCGGCGACGCGGGAGCCCACGATGTTCTGGATCCAGTCGATCTGCGACTCGAACTGCTGGTGGTTCGTGTTGTCCACGCAGTCGTCCATGATGACCAGGTCCGTACGCGTGCCGTAGATCTGGCCGCCGATGCCGACGGCCTCCACCGTGTACTCCTTCTCGCCGGAGTCGGCGCCGGCCACACGGATCTGCGTACTCGACCAGGTCGAGGCGCCCTCCTGGAAGCCTCCGGGCGGCCCGAAGTGCTGCTGAAGGTCCAGGTACGACTCGGACTCGGCGAGGCGCTGCTTGATCGAGAACAGGAACTTGGCCGCCATGCTCTGCGTCTTGGAGACGAGCAGGATGCGGATGTTCGGGTCCTGCACGATCCGCCACACCACGTAGTTCACGGTGAGCGTGGTGCTCTTCGCGTGCTCCGGCGGCGTGTTGACCACGATCTGATCCGTGTCGCCGCGCACGTAGCGCTGCGCTGGATGCAGCTCCCGCGGCTCCCTGCCCTCCAGCAGGTCGAACCACTGAAGGTGGTGGCGGAAGAGCTGCGTGTTCAGGTACCGCTCGCAGAACTCCGGGAAGTCGGGGACGTCCCGGCGCTGGCCGGAGGCCTTCTCGGTGTTGGACTGGAGCGCCCGGTCGATCAGATCCCGGTAGTCCGGGTCCGTCTTGCGGTAGTACTCGTGCGTCTTGCGCTGGACGCCGGCCTGATGGCAGCCCTCGGCGATGGTGTGCCCCATGCGCACCGTCGCGATGATGATCTGTTTCTTGTCCTTCGAGGACGCCTTGGAGATGCGGCGGTCCCGCGGGGAGCCGCCGGCCAGCTTGCCGTCCTTGTTGACCGTCAGGCGGGCCATCAGACGTCCCTGGGGTCAACGCCGCGATCGCCGGCCGCAAGGCGGTCCGGCTGTCGGCAGACATCCCAGTCGCAGGGCGAGCTGGGCTCGGTGTGCCAGCACTGCACGGGCGGGTCTTCGTCCAGGGCCCGGATTGTCGGGCACGGCCAGCGGTAGTCATCGGCGTTGCAGACCTGTACGCCCGGGTGCGCGACCTCGCAGCGAGGCCAGCAGTCGGCGGAGCCGTTGTCGTGCGGCACGTGGAGAGCGCGGATGCGCTCTGCTGCGTCCATCCCGGCTCCCGCGTCCCTGGGGGCCCTCCCGGGCCCGTCCGGGGGCGGAAGGTACGTCTTGCTAGCGCATTTCTGCTATCACTCGTAGGAACCTACAAAGCCTGTGGATAACTCTGTTACAAAACCGGTACACAGACACGCCGGAAAAGTTTGACTTTCATGGTCATTCACCAGCTAAGCTCGACCCAGCGAAGCTCGACCGGAAAGGAAGAACGCCTTCCCGGTCTACGGCGGCCAACAGGCCGCAGCGGACGCCCTCCAGGGCGTCGGAGCAGCTCAGGGCCCCTCCGGGGGCCCTTCGCATGTGCGGCCATAAAGGCCGCCGAATGCGCGCCATAAGGCGCAGCTGAGCCGCCCTCAGCGGCTCTCAGAGCCTGGGGAGTTGGTCACCGGGATCTGGTCGGAGACCAGAGATCGGGGGCCAAGCGTGGTTAAGCATCGGGGGGTCAGACACCGTCTGACCAGCGCAGATGGGGACAGAGCGGGCTCCTGAGGGAGCCAGCTTGGCCCCCGATCAGCGGAGGTGGACTCACCACCGACGCCAAGCGTCGCTGCCTCGCCACCTCGCATAGCGGTGAGCCTGCCGGCTCACACCATGAGCGAGCCTTCGGCTCGCAGCTCCATGGACACAGAGCTGTGCACCTTCGGTGCACACCATGCGTGGCCACTGGCGTGGCCACAGCTGTGCGGCCCCATGAAGAGACAGGGCCGCACGCATGTCGTGCGTGCGCACGCACGCACACGCGAGGGAGCAGGCAGGGCCTGCTGGTCTCGCTCGCCGTACCGGCGAAGCACGCCAGCCCCCTTGAGGGGGCGTAGGCGTAAGGGGGTGAGAGGCCTTTCAGGCCTCAGCCGTGCGCCGAAGGCGCACAGCTCCGCGCGCACGCGCAAGAGACGCTTCCCGGCCTCAGGCCGGCTGTGGCACAGCAGCCGCTCTCAGCGGCCCTGGGCGCCCTCCTGACGGCCTTGTTGGGGGCCGTGTGCCCACAGCTGCGTCCAGCGCCCTCAGGGGCGCTCACAGGCGTCCCAGGAACCTCCTCCTCCCGCCCGGCCGCAGGGCCGGAGCAAGGGCATTCCGCTTGATCCCCCGTCAGCAGTCCCACGCGTCTCACCAGTCACAGGGTGACTGGCCTGTTACCACCTGTACGCGCTCTCGCGTATGAGATACGCGAGGCCCTGACGTGCATTTATGCGTCTTCGACCGGGCGTACGCCCCTTGAGCCGGCTACGCCCCTGACAGGGCTTCACATCGCCCTCACACGCGGATGGATCACGTTCCACTAGTCACGGATGAGTTGATCAACGCTTCATCAAATGTCGGTGCCCTACTCAGGCAACCCTCATTTGCCCTGGTCACAGCCTTGCCAAAAAGATCTTGGAAGAAGTTCTTCCGTACGGCTTGACTCACGGATGAGTCAGGGAGCAGTCTTCTCACATCGAACGGCAGCGGCGCGAAAGCGGAGCAACCGGGAGATACCGAAGTGCTTCAACTCCCAGAAGTTCACCGGGTGTTCGAGTCCTTCGAACAGCATCACCTGAGCCTCGCTCAGGGCGCGGCAGCAACCCGGCCCTTAGGCCGGCAGACCCGATGCGAACAACTCCACAGCGATCCACTCCGCGGACCGACAGGGCCGTAGGCGATTGACGCCGATAGCGAGTGGTGCGGACGCGGGCAGCACGTCCCGCGGGGGCTCAACAGCCCTCAGGGCCGCACAGGCTGGCTCCCCTGGCCTGGAACAAGGGTGAGTGGTACGCAGCAACCGAGATGCTGCGCGAGGCGCTTAGAGCGCCACACAAACAACGAGAGACAGCCGCGCTGCACGGCGCACCTGGGACGCCCCACGGGCGATAACGCGAGAGGCAACGGGGGCTCGCGGTTTCCCGGTCGGCACGAACCGACCACCTAGCGCCGGTCAGCCGGCGCGGCTGTCACTCGTCATGTGGGCAGGGGGCGCGTACATCGCGCCGAGAGCAGGCTGAACGGCCGGCAGCGCGTTCCCTGCCCGCTTGATGAGTCCACAGAGCCGCGCCGGAGTGCCATCCGGCCGGCTTCCACATGATCCTTGGAGAGGCGATCATGAGCGAGAACTACGGAACCATCTGGGTCTGCATGGACTGCATGCTGCACCACGCCAACGGCGAGTGCGGCGGATGTCATGAGGGCCACGACGAAGAGCCGTTGAGCGCCATCGGGAACGAGTTCCACGTCGCCGCGGGGCTGGCATGGGACGAGCACGCGAAGGGCTGCCAGAACCGCATTGAGGGCGAGTGGCGCGGTGAGTGCGACTGCGAGACGAACACCTACAACACTTCGCAGTGCGAGGGCTGCGGCTCGTACCTGCACGGCGAGCGTCACGCCATGACGCTGTTCAAGAACTGACCTGCCGGATCATCGGACGCTTCTGAGTGCCATCAGGAGCGTCCTGTTGCTCTTACAGGACAGAGCGCGGAGGGGTGCCACCCTCCGACCCGATCACTCTTGGAGAGGCAGTGATCAGCATGAACACGAACATCACCCAGAGCGGATACACGCACTGCGCGTGCCGCGACTGCATGGACCCCACGGGGTCCACCGACACCACCACGTACGTGCTCTGCGCGGAGTGCGAGGACGCCGGCTGCGAGGCGCACGACGCCTCCCGCGGCCACGGGTACACCTGCCAGCGCGCAGACGCGCTCGTGAGGCGTGCCAAGCGGGTGCACCGCGAGGAGCGCGCAGCGCGCCCGTGGTGGCGCAAGGCCATCGACGCCCTGAGGGAGTGGTGAGCATGACGCAGTACCGCATCACTTCCCCCGGCGCGAACGGGGTGGACTACGAAGAGTTCTTCATGGACCTCAACGCAGCAACCACCTACTTCGACGCCACCACCGACGCCACGTTGTGGCGCGGTGATGAGACGACCAACTGCAAGTGGGTGGTCGTCATGCGCAAGGCGCGTCCCAGCGAGCACAGCGCACTACGTAAGTCTCTGCGCTTCGACTGATCATCCGCCGCAGCATCGGATGCACCCCTCACGCAGGGGCGCCCCCTTGCTCTTACGGATGAGAGCACAACGGCCCAGGAGTGCCATCCCGGGCCGTTGCTGGGCGCTTACTGGAGAGGCAGCGCCATGGAAGACAGTAG